TTTTGCTAATGAAAAAGTTACTACGTAGTAGTAAAATACCCTATTAGGAAAACCGGCACACCACACCCAAAAACAACACCACGCACAAAAATACGACAAAAAGAACACAAAAACGTGCTATTTTTCACCACCCGAACACACCACCACCACCAAACAAACAAGGTACCGCAACACGTAACCCAGGAAACACAGCACACAGAGGGGGAGGAGGTGACAAGGAACGGGGAGTGGCTAGGTGTACCATAGGATATAAGTGTTCCAGACATACTTTTCCAGTTTTTTTCCAAAACCACCATTTTCAAGAAAATAGTCATATAGAATTAAGAGATAAAAATAGATTATAAAATGCACGATAGCAGGCGATTAAATACATAAATGTAGAAAACAGTTAGAGATTTGGTTATTTATGTGGCTGAAACAGTACGAAATAACAAAGTAGTAGTAGTGTAATAACTGCGCAATGATGTTGCGTTGTTAGTGAAATGGATACATTTTGTTTTGTGTGTGAAATACACTTGCTATGTATGGTGAGTATAAACACCAATAGAATCCAACTTTCGTATGTTGCATAATTTGAAAGGATGCGTAGCGTACTTTCTTATTACTGCATAGAAAGGCGATGAATTGAAAAAACCTGTATAACTAGAAATGGCATAATGAGTTACATATGATTTTTGCTGTGTAAATTTCGGTCATATTTAGTGTATATTTCATACATTATTCGTATCTTTGCATCGTAAATTATATTGGAATGGTATGAAAGAAAAATGTCCATTTGAACCTGATAATGAAATAATTACAGATATGAGTAAAGTAGCAAGTGTTAGTAGTGGAGAGTTTATTGATGGCGATGGCGTAGTCAATGAGAGTAAAAATGTAGTGTTCGTTCAGAACGAAAGGGACACAAAGAAGTTTGTGAAGTTGTTTGATGTTATGGTATTTACTAAACTCAGCAAGGCTGCGTGTGCGTTGTTGTGCTATGCACTGAAGAATCTTGGTTATGATGGGAAGGCTGTGCTGAGCCAGAAGAGTTTTTCTAAATTGAATAGATACAAGACTAGTCATACGTTCTATAATGCAGTGGAAGAGTTGAAGAATATGAACATATTGAAGAGTAGTAGTGTGAATGGAGTGTATTGGATTAATCCTAACATTGCGTGCAAAGGTGACAGGACTAAGGTGTTCGATGTGCAGAATAGGAAGAATGATGAAATGGAGTAAGACCATTTTCGTGACATCACGAAAATGATATAAAAAAAGACTGCCGTATCTCACGATAAAGCAGCCTCTTCGAGAATACTCTGTCTCACGACATTGTATAATCTGAACAAATCAAATTAGTTTATTATGAAATAATAACCTAAAACCAAAAAACTTATGACATTATTATATTATGAAGAATAGTTATTTAATCAGATCGATTATAGTAGTTTCACGCAATCCTACTACGTACACATCAGATGTCATAGTGTTACCGACAGCCTCTAGTCTATTAAGCGCGTCTCTGAAGCCTTCAGCCTTGATAAAGTAGTAGATTGATGACCACCTCTCATTCTCTATATCAACGAGAGCAGATAATTTTCCACGATACCAAGCAGACTTCTCAGTGTATCCTTCTATATTAAGGACTTCCTTGATACTGCTCTTACGTTCAGTAAGTATCTGTATGTCGTTATTAGAGTAGCAAGCAAGATTTTCTATAATCTTTGCTTCTGCCTCAGTAAACGACATAGCATCTACTAAGTATGTCTCAGTTACTTCATCTTGCTTTCCGCAAGGCTGATACTTTACTTTTACTTCGAATAAATCCATAGTATAAATTTTTAATTACAATATTTATTGATTTATAATTGACTTAAAATCTGCATCTGTCATTCTGCTTATTATCTCTTCTGCTACTAATGAACAATAATCATCAGCAGATATTTTTCTACTTCTGAGTTTTTCTTTCAAATCTGGATCAGTATCATTGACACTTAACTCAGCAGCGAACACTGCCTTTACAACATCGGTCAGATGGTCTTTATAATCATCTTTTGTCATATCAAAAAGATTGTTCTATTTCTTTTAGTTTATCCTCGTTATGTTTCAGTATCTGCTTCAATGTATTTAGAAGTAGATTTATTTCGTATTCTCCTATAAAAACCATACTACCGCAGTAATACCTAGGAGAAGTACTTTTAAGTTCTCTCTCAACAATAATAGTCGCGTTTCTGAACTCAGTTACTTGCTTACTTGCAGTCTCGTATTTCTCAATCATCTTATTGAGTTTGTCTCGCTCTGCAATGAGAGAATACAATTTGCTACTGGTATTGTCTGTTTTATTTTCAATAGTTCCGTCCATATCATTTATGACTTTTATCTCGTTCAGTTTTTTCTCCATGTTCATAATCGTGTTTCAATCCCCAAGACCTTTTCACTCTAGGCACTCCATCTAAAACAAAAGAATCTCTTTCGTATGGGCGAGTATAATCTACTTGCGGTTCAAATCTATCATCAAGCTCCTGCTTCAATTCCCACAATGAACACATTATATATCTATCAGCATACGGCTTCCAACCAAACTTGGCAAACAATGTTTCAAGAGTCTTCTGCTTTATATTTACCCAGTTCTTGTTATGATAGTTCCTAGATGTAGCCATTGGCATTATACCAACATACCACATTCTCTTTGAAATTATACATTTTAGTAGTGTAGCCTCGTCAAGTATCTGCTTGTGTTCTCCGATATATAATGCAGGAACTACTAATGCATCACGTATCTTCTTTGCCTTGAAATATGGAAGTACTAACTCGCATAACTCTTCTCCGAATACACCCTTGCGTATAAGATAGTGCCACCAATATCTTGTCTTGGCTGGCACTTGCGTAATTTTATTATGCCATCCGTGACGAAGAGATAGGATATAAAGCATTTCACGACCAGTAGTAATCATTGGTCTAATTTCTGACGATATGTTTCACGAACAACCTCAACACTTCCACCTTGTGGAATAGTCGGTTTTTCCGACTTTTCTTCTGGTACTTTTGAGAATCCATACGGAAGCAATCTCAGCAACACATCCATACGTTCCTTTGGTTCAAGGTCACGAAGAGTCTGCTGAATTAACTCCATATTATTTTCCCATAAGTCACGTACACTATTCTTGAATTTTTCCTGGCGTATCTTTGCGACCATTTTTTCTTCTTGGTCAGTTACGCATACTTCATTTCTTTTTGCCATACAACTTACTCTTTTTCGCTCTCAGACGAGCAAGTTTAAACTCATAGTTCTTTCTACGGAACTCTTCAAGTCCTTTAAGCCAAGCAGCAATACGTTTTGCTTTTTCCTCCGGACTTAGTACTGATAGCTTATCGTTGTCGTTTACGTTTGTATAGTAGAGACATTCACGCATAACATCAAGATGCGTTGCTTTCTTATTCATCAATCCCATACGCTTGAGGTTCTTGATGTCGTTGTTGTTCACTACGTTAAGACGATGATAGTAGTCTTCGATAACATAATAGCGTTTGATATGCGCACGTTTCTTTGCTTCGGCCAAACGTATCGCAAATCTCAATCGTATCTCGTCATACAACGCAGCGAAATACTCTTTCAATGAAAATACAACTGATTCAAACCACAGCTGCAAGGTTACTAAAAATAATTTCATAATAATTAGAATGATGATAATCCAACTTTCTTTGTTTTTCTTTTGCTGCCAGTAGGATTCTTTGTCCTAAATCTCGGAATAGGCATTTCAGTATATGCTACCCATATTCCTATTGCTCTTGTGATATGTCTATCATCGTGGCAACCTTCCCTAGCTTCATATATCTCCTTGCCATTCTTGTTCGTCTTTACCTCAAATGTAGCAAATTCATCTACTGCATCGTTGCAGCGTTCTATATACATATTCTCACGTAGTGCTTTCTTCAAATGGTTACATACCATTGGTTTTGTCTTGGAGTTGGTGTGAAATCCCCAAACTAACGGAAGACCTTCACGAACTCTATCAGCAGGAGTACGAGAATACAAATTACTATATGAATCTGCTATCTCGTCAAGTATATACTCAAACTGATCGCCGGATACTTTGTTCTTCTCGAATGTATTTGACTCAATAACTAGTAGTGCCTTGTCGTACATAGTGGCAATTTGCGCTCCTTTCCAAGCAAGAATATCGTAGTCGCAGTTTCCATGCCACTCTGCACATACTATCGGAAGACCACCTCTTGCCATATCTTTTCTATCAATAACAAGAATATCAGAACTATCTCCACGACCAGTAGTACCACCAATATCCATTACTACTACATATCTATTAGCATATTCTCTATTTTCATCCGGCATATCCCAAACCCATAACTTACCGCCAACTTCATCGTGAAACTTCATATTGTCTAGTGCTGACTTTCCAGTTACATCATCACCATAAATATCGCCTATGAATTTCGGTTCAGTGCAGTTCTTGCGCAATCTTTCAACATCATCAATAGGATAGAACCCATGACCTGTAGAAGTAAAAGCCTCTTCTGGAGTAGAAGGGAAGTCCTGCATAAATCGCCATTCCTCTTCGTAGGTCTTTATTTTCATTCTTCTCCAATTGATAGCCTCTAACGTTGCTCCCATCTTGAATAGATTGAACTCATACTTCGTGAGCGAATACACAAACTTAGTAGGATTTCTCAACTCTAACGAGTTTGCGTGATTGCGATACCAAGCAAAGAACAATGGCTTGAAACCACTCTTTCCATCTATTGCACGCAACCATTCCTTATGAAAGAAGTTACCAACACCACGTGCAGTACTCTCATAGAATACACAAGTATGCTCTCGATACTGAACACCCGACAATATAGACTGAACCAACTGAGCAGGTGTACGACCTTCAGTAGTACGATACAAACCTACCTCAGAGAAATGTACAAGTGTAATCTTATCACCAACAAGAGAATCCGGTTTCTCGGAAGAACCTACTGATATACGAGACTGCACTTGCTTTATTATTCGTGTCTTAGTAGAGCCTTCAAATGGAGTAAGTTCAAGTTTCTCTCCTAGCGGTGTATGTTCAATAGGATATCGCTTAATCATCAGAGAATACATACCACGAATAATCTTTGCAGTATTCTCAACGTGTGCGCATATAATAGAGTTTGCATGCTGTATCACTACTATCTGAATCCAACCGAACAACATCTCTATCTCGGTAGAAAAACCATTCTGCCTACCTTTTACAATAATATATAATACTGGCCTTCCATTATACCAATCGTCATAGAAGTTACGTAGCAACTCTTGCTGAGCATCATTCAATTTGAATTTTATCTCACTCTCAGAAAGAAGGTCAGTAATAGTGCAATCAGTTACTCCCCAATATTCGAAATCATATATTATTCTATGCTTGTGAAATATAGTACGACATTCTTCAATGCTTAATTCATTGTATTCTACATCACGTTCTTTACAATACTTCTTTACTGAACCAGTCTTTGCAAGCGCATCAATGAATTTATCTTGAAAACACCATATCGGCAACATCAAAGGTGTGTCAGATATATCCTCGCAATAGAATCTCATTCTCTCGCAAGTATCAGAACCAACTCCTTTTATCGGATCGTACTTTCTCCTACGTACCTTGTTGCGTTCTTCGTTCTCTTTTAATATTTCATCTACGTTTACCCGCATATCTTATTATGCCACCAGCAATGAAAGTAGTAGAAAAACAGCATATATGTAGCATATAGTTTGTTACTCCTACTATTATACCAAGAGCAGTATATACTGCTACTACAAACATATTGAAAAGTATATTACGTCTTGATAAATTACTGCACACATATCCAAAAACACCAAAAAGAAATCCAGACAATCCGACAGTAGGAATTGAATTTGAGAATGCTATTGGATAAAGTATTGCAAGCAACAACGATATAGCATACACATCATGCTTCAGCTTGTCATTATGTATATATGTGAAGAAAAATAAATCCATCTGAGCAAACATAAGTGCATTTATCACAAAATGCAATATATTCGAGTGAATAAATAAATAAGTTATGCATGTATACCAACTACTGCTATCTGATACACCAAACATATTTACAATTACACCTCCATCGAACATCGGAACAATGGATAAAACTAGTAGTAGTAATGCTATAAATCCGTAAATAATATCCTTAACCATTTCTAAGTCGTTTATATCGATAATATATATTGATTAATTGCTTGACAGTGTTTGGTGATATATAATATTGTGGAGCAGGAGATGAAATGACTTGTTCCAATATACTAAATTCTATGTGAGATTTCAGATTATTTCCTACTTTCTTGCAATACAAGTCATAAATATCATAGTACATCTTTCTTTTTCGTGGAGAATATAGTTTTGGTTTCTGACCTCTTGATATTCTTTTGAGTTGCACAGCAGTAAAATAAACATCAACATAAAATCTTGGAGCAGGAGTCTCAGTTACGTGAGCGAAAATCTCCTGGTCAGTCAATTTTATACCTTTTGCTGACATTTGTTTCCTATACTCATCGCATTTTTCGATGAAACTTTCTATTTTTTGTACTGACAACCTATCGTTGTATGCCATATTATACAAATAACACTCTTTTCGGCTGCAAAGTTACGAATTATTTCTGATATACGCATCATATTTTATACGAAATAATAAAAAAATCAATCATTAGCAACAAATTATCACTACTTTTGCAGCGTAAATTTAATCATTGTATCATTATGAGAGGTCTTTTAGACGAATTGGAGAAGAAATCAAAAGAAACTCCAAAAGAAAATACGGCAGAAGAGCCAAAGACTGAGCCAATGACAGAGGAAACTCCAAAAGAGGAACCAAAATCAGAGGAAAAACCAGCAGAAGCTACTACTGAAGAGCCAAAGACTGAAGAAGAGCCAAAGAATGAAGAGCCAGATGATGCCGCTCTCGTTATTGCTTTCGGTCGCGAGCAGTATCCCGAAGAATATGGAGAGGGAGAGTTTGATGATGCTCGTGTTTCTGCTCTTCGCAAGAAAATTCTTGAAGATTTCAAGAGTATGAAGACTCACTTGGAAGAAATGACAAAGAACAATAAGGATTTGTTCAAGTTTGTAGAGGACAATCCGGAGTTCGGTGAGTTTCTTGACAAGGTTAAGGAAGGCACATCGCCAGAGTTGGCACTTCTTGACATCTATGGTGACGAATTCCTTGCAGCAAAGGACGGAAGCGATGAGCGCAATGCTTATATCGAAGCAAAGAACAAGCGCAAGGCTGATGCTGATGAGATTTCCAAGAATTTAGCAGAGTCAAGAGAGGCTTTGCCAAAGATTCTTGAAGAATTAGGCTTCCCTGCTGACCGCATTTCAGAGTTCGAAGAGTTTGAGAACAAGATGTGGGAAGGTATGGAGAAAGGTAAGTTCGGAAAGGACTACTATGGCGCTATGATTTCTGCAATGGACCACGACAAGAACGTTGAGACTGCTCGTGAGCAGGGCAAGGTAGAAGGTCGTAACGAGCAGATTGAAGAGAGACTCGAAAAAGAGGAAGGCGATGGCATTCCAGCAAGCGAGAATGGCGGTGGTGGCAAAGCACCAGAGTCTGAGAAGAAAGAAGAGGACGAAATGACACGCACATTCAGAGGAATGGTAGAAAGAAAGAAGTCAATTTTTGACAAATAACAAAACTTTATACGAACTATGAAAAAGAAATTCAATTTCAGTTTCATTACAGGTTTCTTTGTATTCCTGTTTTGCGCTTTGCTTGGCGTTACAAGCGGTGGTACTCTGATGGCTGCCGGTGTGCAGACTCAGACAAGTGCTGGCAACTACGTACAGAAGGGTGACCCTCAGACTCCATCTAATGAGGTGCAGGGCGCTACTATCGAAGATCCAGGTCGTGCAAACGCCAATCTTCCAGAGAATACGATTGACCAGTTCATTACTAAGATTCGACCTTGCCTTACTCCGCTCGACACTTTGCTCCGTTCGGCTGGCAAGAAAACTACTGACTCTCTGAAGTTTGAGTATTGGTCTGCTGGTGTATCTCCAGTATCATGTAAGGCTTCTGCTTGGGCGCAGGATGGTTCTGCTGCAAGTGGTTCTACTTATAAGGGTGGTCAGCTGACAGTTGCTAACGCAGGTCTCTTCGCTACAACCGACACTATTATGGTGCACTACTTGGAGGTTGTTACATCTGGCGGTACTACAACTGAGACAGAGAAGGACATCGTATTCTATGTCGTAAAGGTTGATGCTTCTGCTTCAAAACTTTATGTAATGTATGGTGAGGGTGATGTACCTGCAACTGCTACAATGATTGTTCAGCGCGCTGCATCCGAGGGTGTAACTGCTTGGGATAACTCTTGCGTATGGAAGATGGGTCGCGCCGCTGCTGATGGCGAGAAGCAGACAGTAAACTACTCTGCATTCCCAACTGACTCTTATAACTATTGTCAGATTTTCAAGTGGCAGGTAGCAGCTACTACTCTTGAGCAGAAGCAGCCTACACGAGTTAAGTGGACTAATGCTGATATGGAGGAGATGGCAACATACGAATTCAAGATGGCGCAGGAGGCTTCATTCATCTTTGGCCGTAGAACTATCTATTGGGACTATGAGAAGAGCATGAAGATTTACGCTACTGGCGGTGTTGTCAATTCAATCACCAAGTCTTTTGAGTTTAAGACTGCACGTGGTCTTAAGGAAGTAGTAGATTTGTCTAAGTATGTATTCTGCGGCAATGTAGGTAATCGTAAGCGCATTATGTTTATGGGTTCTGACTTCAACGCAGAATTGTCAAAGATGCTCATTTCTAACTCTCAGCGCAACATCGCAGTTACTGAGACTCGCGAGATTGCCGGTATTGAGTTCGAGGATCTGAAGACTAACTTCGGACATCTCTATTGTATGCAGCACGACCTTCTCGATATGTACGGATACAAGGATAAGGCAATCATCCTTGATGTAGACAACCTTGACCGCTACGTATGTATGGAGAAGATGGATACTATTCCAGCAGCAAACAATCCTAAGTTCGAGGGTGACATCAAGATTTATACAGAGGCAGCAGGTGTTGCAGTTCGCTATCCAGACACTCACTGCATCGTAACTCTGAATACATCAGCTAGTGCGTAATTAGCAGATTGATAGGTTGGGGAGAAATTGCAGAAGATGTGTGGTTTCTCCCCTCTTTTTTATAAAACGATATATTATGATTACAAAGAAATACGAGAGTGATATGGATGTTCGATTGTCAGTGAATGGCAACGAAGTCCGTTTTGAGCAGGGCTATTGGCACAATGGATACAGACAGCCAGCACATCTTACGACATCAGACAAGGATATTCAGAATGCAGTAGAGCATAATGCTTTGTACGGAAACAGAATACATTGCATTGAGGTTATCGATGATGGTGCTGACGATAAGAAAGTAGTAGTAGAAGAGAAGAAAGAAGAGACTACTACAAAAGTTTACGAAGATGTTACTGACATCAAGCAGGCAATGGAGATTCTTACTGCTGCTCCATATAACTTGAAAGTTGTTCAGTGCAATATTCTTGGCAAGGTTCGTACCGCTGAGAAGAAGTTCAACATATCATTTCCTAACTTGTAATTATGACACTGGCAGCACTTATAAGCAAAGTAATGGTGAAGTTGGAGGAATATACTCCATTTGCCGAGACTACATTGATAGCAGCACCACAAGCGCAAGGTTTTGAGGTGAAGCCTATTCGTTCATATATCAACGATACAATCGATGATGCAGTGAATGAAATGCTTAAAGTACTGCCAATAGCAATGATATTTCCCGATGATATGACTACTACACCTGAGTCCACTGGCTCTGATGTTTTATTTGTCGGAGATAGTTTCTTGCGACTGCATACTTTCAAGATGCACGAATGGGAAAAGATTGTGAACATAGCATATCCGGAAGGTAGCGATATGCACGAGTTGCAAAAATGTGAGTGGACTAAAGGTAGAAAGTGCAAGCCAGTAGTAATATATGGAAGCAAGACTACTACTAATGCAGGAGTTGTGCAGAAGAAAAAATATATTCAGTACTTCTCAGTAGATACTGACACTACTATTGATATAGCAAAACAAGTATCTACGTTTGTTAGCGCAAACTATTCAACAGGAGATATACCAAACGGACATTTGGCTGAGTTTTTTGCTTTGAATTGTGCTAAGAAAGTATATGAGTATTATGGAATGAATGATAAGTCAGCGCTTATACAGGCGCAACTAGATAAAATGTTGGAGGAATTTGCTGTATGAGTTTAAAGTTAGATAAGGATAGGTTAGACTACATCAAGAACATAAACAAAGAAGTAGTAGCAACTAAGAACAGAGATTTGCCAACATACGAAAGGCGAGTTATTTGGGATAAGTTGTACAAGTGGTCTTGTATGTATGACCAATTAGAACATCAGCGCAGAATAGCAAAGCGCTGCATGGACTATACAAATGGCGAGCAGTGGAAAGACAAGATTAAGACTGCTGATGGCGAATATATAACTGAAGAGCAGAATATACTAAGACAGGGCAAGATACCATTGAAGAATAATATGATTCAAGTTCTTGTCAATGCTATTGTAGGAACATTCAGAAGCAATAGAACTGAACCAGAGGCTAGAGCAAGAAAGAGAGATGCCCAGGAAATATCTGATATGATGTCTTGCGCATTGCAGTACGCACATCAGACAAACGAGTTAAGAGAGTTAGATGCAATAACATTCAGAGAGTTCTTGCAGATTTCATTTGCATTGCAGTCAGTAGGATATAGATGGATTAAAGAGAAGAATTGCTATGATGTATATGTGAAGAAATATTCTTTCTTCCGTTCATTCTTCAATGGCAATCTAGAAGATCCACGTGGCAAAGATGTAACTACTATCGGAGTACTTGAAGACTATCTTCTCGATGAGGTTACAAGTTTGTTTGCAAGAACAAAAGAAGAAAAAGAACGTATCGAAGAAATATATCATAGACCATTATCAGAAATTCCAGACTATGATGCATTGTCAAAAGACAGACTTGATAATATGAATTTCTTTACTCCTAGTGACAAGAATCTTGTACGAGTAATTCAGTGCTGGGAGTTAGAGACAAAAGACAGGATACGTTGTTGGGATAAGTATTACGGAAAGATATACAAGAAAGAGATTGACGACGAGAAGAGGATTGATGCAGAGAATGAGAATCGTTGGCAGCAGGCACAAGAGGCTGGCATAGATTACGACACATTCAAGAAAACAATGGAAATCCAAAAGAGTTACATCAACGATAGATTTTGGGTTTGCTACTATGTTTCTCCTTGGGGTGACATTCTATTCAAGAAAGAGTCTCCATATCAGCACGGAGAAAGTCCTTTCGTATTGAAGTTATATCCACTAATTAACGGAGAGATACATTCATTCGTTGAGAACATCATAGACCAGCAAAGATACATCAATCGTCTCATAACTCTAATAGACTTCATCATCGGAGCAAGCGCAAAGGGCGTGCTTATATTCCCGGAGGATGCTCTTGGCGATATGACTAAGGAAGAGATACTTGACGAATGGACATCATACAATGGAGTAATCTTTGCAAAAGTAAAGGCTGGTATGCCAATGCCGCAGCAGATAAGCAGTAACTCTACTAACATTGGCGCTACTGAATTGCTTACAATGCAGATGCAGTTGCTTACTCAGATTAGTGGTGTCAGTGGTGCAATGCAAGGACAATCAGCAAAGAGCGGTGTTAGTAGTAGTTTGTATCAGCAGCAGGCTATGAACTCGCAAGGTAATATCCTTGATTACCTAGAGTCGTTTGATTCATTCAGAAGGCAGAGAGATTACAAGATGCTGAAAACAATCGTGCAGTACTATGACGAGCCACGATATAGCAATATCACCGGAAAGAATTTTACAGAGAAAGCACGCAACTACGACCCTAGACTTCTGAGAGACGGAGCAAAGACTATCGACTTTGATATAGCTATAGAAGAAACTCAGCTCACTCCTACATATCGTGCAATGATGAATCAGTTCTTGTTGCAGATATTCCAGATGGGTAAGATGTCAGTAAAGACACTACTAAAGGCTTCTACATATCCGTTTGCTGACGAAGTAATGAGATTAGTAGATGAAGAAGAGCAGCAGATGATGGCTCAGCAGCAAGGAATGCAGCAAGCAGTATCACCACAAGGCGGTACACCAGCGGCAGATTTAGGAAATCCTAGCGCAGTAATGAATCAGTTGGCAGGCAATGCCGATCCAAGAGCAATGGAAATGTTACAACAAGCAATGATGTAAGATATGGAAATGACAGAACAGCAGATAGCAGCATTGATGGCAAGAATAGATGCGAGAGTTGATGCAAGAGTTGATACACAAATCGCATCTAAAGTTGGAAGCATTGAGAATATAACACCTATTGCATTTGAGCAGAAATGGATGCAAGGATATTCTAGCACAATGCCAATAGACCAGGCATTGTTCAGATGTTTCTTGCGCTCCATATCTACAAGTGATATAATTGGTAAGAACTTCAAGACAATAGGAGGAGCAGTCGCTACTACTAAAGAAGATACTCTTACACTGAACGGAACCAATGGTATCACAATTACTACCAATGGAAAAACTATCACATTAGACGCATCAGCAGTAACACAAATTGCTCTAAAGTTATATGAATTTGAGAATCAAGAAGTAGCAGAAGCAAGGGTTAAAAATCTATTCGAAAAGTTTAATGGAACTAGCGTAGCTGACAAATACTTTGAGGAATTTGCATCTACTATGAATGATGAAGAAAGAGTTACTTATTGGAATGACATACTTTCAACTTGCAGAAAGGAGATATTAACGTATGGTATGTGTTCAGTTCCATA